TCAGCTTGCTGGTACGGCGACTTCCACACGGCGCGGACGTTCACCATCCTTGCCGGGGATCAGAACCACCACGACGCAGACTTCCTTGCCGTTCTGCACAACCGATGTGGCACGCGCAAGGGTACCACCTTGCGAATCGGCCACCCGTTGCCCAACGGACGAGCAGTCTGCGGCAAAGGCGCTGCCGGCATTGAAGGCGCCAGCGACCGAGATCAGGCCCGCAAGGGGCAGGGAGATAAAGAGGTGTTTCATCATGGCGTCATTATTATCGGTTGCTGTCTGAACGATGCATGAACGTTTGGTAATGTGACTGTCAGGATTGCCACAAGTTCACGCCTTTTAACACTATATTTCTTTACGTGTTATGAGCGCAGTTGCGCTGACCCGACCAAAAAGCGCAACAATCCCGCTCAAGGCGGTCAGAAACTGCACAATAGTATCGGTGATCGCTCCTTGGTCGATGCCATCGGTGGAAATGTGGAAGAAGCTTGAACAGGAAAGCAAGATCGTCACGATCGACGCCCATACGGTTTTCGACAGATACCACGCTTTTTCAGTGTTCATCATAAATTCCTTTTTCAAATGGGTTGAACGGGGTCTGATTCTTTGCAAGGCGATCGCAAATGATGGTTTTGAGCACCTGAGTGCAGAGAAACGCGATTTGCATACCGCCATGGAGGGAATCTCAAGAGACCCTTGAAATCAATTAAAGTGCAGTTTGCGGCGGGCAGCCCGTCCCGGTCCGACCCTGGCTGAAATCATCGCAACGCCGAAGTCGATTTCGGCTGTCAGGGTGCCAAGATCGGATTGTCGTTCAGAGAAACGGTACGTCCAGTTTGGCCCTTCCACATCAACGGATCGAACCAGTTTTTCATCCTTTCTTATTTCGACGCGGTAGGCCTCACGCTCCTCGCCAAGCGGAATATCTGGCGCGAGCCAGCTGTCCGCATCAATCCGCCCACGCCTTATCCAATTGATGTGGACATCACCATTTGTCCCTGTGCGCGACCGGATTTGCACAGGTTCGAGCGGCTGCAAAGCGCGCAACCCGCCAGTTCGTTCAACGGTGCTGAAGAACTGATCGGTGAAATCTTCTCCCGATGCGCCAATGCGCCAGGAAAGTTCAAGGCCTGTCTCCTCCGATTTCAATCCAGCCGGGGCAACGGCATCCGTCATCAAGATGAATGGTGTACCCGCAGATCTTGGCTGCATGGCCTCGTTCTCGGTACCGCACTGGCCGCGCAAGAGCCCGCTCAATCGCCACAGATCACTTTGTATTTCCTCTGCATTGATAAACTGCAGCACCTCCCAGTTGCCGTCGGAACTAGCCACCAGCGCAGTGTTTGCGCCGCTGAATATCTGCGCCATGGACGTTGAACGCAGTTCACCGTGGTAGAGCTGCACGTCGAGCGCCTGTCCGTTCAGCAACCGGCCGCTCGCTCCACCCGCCAGCGGCGCAATCAGTTCCCCCATCACCGCGCGGTCGGCAATTACAGTTCGTTGCTTGAAATCAACTGCTTCGGGTGAAGCGTAAACACTCGCCCCGCCCCAGGGCTCGGCGAAAGCCGCGATGCGAAACTGGTCCGGGGGCCTTTCCACACCCGGCCACATCGGCAAGTCCAGGAGCTCGAAATATGGCCTGCCGCGAACTGCGGATTTCCCGCCATCGGCGGGTACCGGCAGCGCACCGCGAACGGGGTAGCGGACATGTTGCGGCAAGGCTCTGGCCTCGACCCGGCGTGTCGCTCCGTCTTCGATGGAGGTCACGACAAAATCCGGAGCCGAGGTGTTGCCGGCAACCCTCACCCGATCACCCGGCTTCAGGGCAGCCTGCTTCCAGGGCACTTCAAACGATGCGGTTCGCCGCGCTGCCCGGCATGTCTGCAACGTCTCCTCAGCCAGCGATTTCGCCTGCGCCGTATCGATCATGCCCGGCAGTCCGATGTTTTCAGTGCCCTTGCCGTCGAGGCGCTCGGCAAAACTCATCGCTGCCTGGTAGTCGAGCATCGGGTCGCGATAGGCTATTTCGATACGCGACGGCTGATCGGTAAGTTCCTGCATCCGCCAGGTAACCGGCCCGCCCTCCTCCTGTTCCACAAACTCGTCGATGAGCGGGGCTGTGGCATCCATACGAGCCGTGCTCCGGAAAATCAGGCTGTTGCCGCTCTCGAAACTATCGACACCGAAAAGAGCAAGCAGCGGCTCGATAGCGGCTCGCACGCTGGTCGGCTCTTCAATGACGTAACCGCTGACGAAACCATCCACTCCGCTGACGTCAATATCTGCTGTACCGAAATCGGCGAAGATCGCAGCCAGCAATTCGTCGAGCGCGACGCCGGAGATCCGCCCGTTGAGCCAGTGTCCCGTCGTCCAGTTGTCTCCATCCGACCAGAGCGACCGGTTCAGCGGAAATTCCGGATAAGGCCGCGTATCCCAGGCCCAGACATACAGGCGATCCGGAGCGATCATGGCGCCGTTGTTACCACTGTTCCAGTGGTTGAAATGCGCCCGCAAGAAGCGGTTTTGCGCAAGATCGCTACGGCCATGGTCGGAAAAGCAGGGATATGCGCCCTCGGACGATTTCATGTCCGGAAAGACATTGGGTTGATTGGGGCCCTTGTCGGCGGCGGGGCAGCCCAATTCCGTCAGCCACAATGGTTTTCCCTGCGGTTGCCACGCTGTCGGTTCCGCGCTCTCGACACCACCCAGCCGGTTATAGTGCTTGTTGTTCCACCAGGAACTTAAATCCTTGTAGCGATAGACCCAGGGTTTCCCCGCACCATCCGTGATGGGTGTGCGCGTTCGCGATGCTCGATGGTCGGCCGATTTATAGTACCAGTCGAACCCTTCGCCCGAGGCGATCTGACGTTGCAAACCGTCCAGATCATAGGGCGAGGTCAACCCGTCGGGATTTGGAACACTGTAATCCTCGTCGCGCCAGTCGCTGAGCGGCATGTAATTGTCGATGCCGACCGCGTTGATGGCAGCATGCGCCCACAGCGGATCAAGATGGAAAAACACGTCGCCCGATCCGTCTTGCGGGTGGTGGCCGTAATATTCCGTCCAATCGGCACCATAGGTTAGTTTGCAATCATTGCCGAGAATGCCGCGCACTTCACCCGCTAGATCGCAGAGGGCGTTGACGAAGGGAAAGCCGTTGGACTGGTCTCTGATTGTCGTGAGGCCGCACAGTTCGGACCCGATTATGAAGGCCTCTACCCCTCCCGCACATGCGGCCAAATGCGCCAGATGGAGCACCAGCCTGCGATACCCCCAATCGTCCTTGTTCCCTCGATAGCTGACGACGTTGTTTTTGATCAGGAAATCGCTGGCTTTCACGCTGCCAAGAAATGTTTTGATCTGGGCGGCGGCGGCTTCGGACTTGTCAGGGCTGCCAGGCTGGTACGGCGCGGGCTGACACGTAATACGCCCGCGCCATGGATAAGCACCTTGCCGCGGTCCTCCATATGGATCGGGCAAATTATTGTCCGCGCGGATGTCCATCATCACGAAAGGGTAAAGGGTGACATTCAGGTTTCGCGCCTTGGCATCGCGAATAGCATCGATAACGCTTTGATCGGAAGGCGTCCCACCATAGGCCGCGCCCGTGCCAGCCTGTGAAATAAGATGAGCCTGTGACCGCGAGACCCCGCCTGCCCTCCAGGTGCTGCTTTCCTTGTATCCGGACTTGTCCATGACGCCGGGCTTGATCGCGCAGTTGGCTGCACGCAAATCTGCGCCAAACCAGGGCACCACAATGGCGATATGTTTTAGCGAAGGACTGAGGTGCTGCAGTTCATTCATTGAGGCCTGCCAATCGGTAGCAGCACGCAGGCAATTGCGGTTCAGGCTCTTTGTCTTACCCTTGGATGGCTCACTGGTAACCAGTTGCGGGGAAAGTCCAAACTCCGTTGCACCCGGAACCAGGGCCACCGCTTTCAGATTACTCGCGACGCTCCCCACCGCTCGCACTGCCTCGAACTGGAACTGCGGAATGCGATTGCCATAGTCGTCCAGCGGGAATCGATCGAACACGACATAGGCCGTATTGCGATAGGCCGGTGCATTGCCTTGTCCCTGTTTCGCTTCGATCAGCGGGTCGACGGGCTGGCTGCTTGCTCCCCCATAAACACGGATCGTGCAGCGGGTCTGGTCGAGCTCCTTTCCATCCACCCAGATGCGGCGGATCATGCTGATCGGCCCTTCAGCGATAGCAATGGCAAAATTGGCAAAGTAATTATATTCGCTGACTTTTGGCCCGCCTTTGCCACCTTGACGCGAGGTGGTTTTCACTTCCTCGAAGCGGGTTGCCCAGATGAGCGTGCCGCCCAACCGAACCGCACCGTACACGCGCGGCAACGACGCGCCCTCCTCGGCGGACATCGGCCGCATTGAGGACATGCGCGGACCTTCGATCGTCTGCCCGAAAAGCGCCCGGTCGATGAGGTAGCCGCCAACCGAAGCAACGGCCGAGCCAATCGCCGCAGCTACCCCGGTTGTTCCGAAAGCCCAAGTTGCTGCAGCCGTTAGAACAAGTGTTGCCATGCAATTGAATTCTTTCTAGAATTACTGAATTAATACTGGATTTTACCTTGCCGCCGTGCGTGGTTCGACAAGCTCACCATGAGGGGTGAAGATTGGTTGTAGGGGAGCCAAATCCACAACGTTAGCTATTGTCATTGCGATCAAACCACCTCCCTCATGGTGAGCTTGTCGAACCACGCACAGCAGCATTGCGATCCGGAAACGCGAACACGCCAGCTATCCGCTTGCGCCATTGCGGGACCAAAGCCGAACCCATAACGCTGTGGCCCTCATAGGCGTGAATGAAGCGCCCCTGGTCGGCGAGGATGCCGAGATGTTTGGCTGCTACGCCATCGCGCCAGCGAAACACCAGCAGGTCGCCGGGTTCGGCCCCGTTGACCGTTTTTTCCGTCATGTGCAGACGTGCGGCATCGAGCAGTGGATCGGCTGTGCCCGTCTCAGCCCAATCCATGGAATACACGGGAACCAATTGCGGTTCTTGCCCGTAGAGTGCCCGCCAGATGCCGCGCACCAGTCCGAGGCAATCGCAACCAACCGTGCATCTCGACCCGCCGTGCCGGTAGGGCGTGCCGATCCAGCGCCACGCCTCGGATAGAACTTCCTCTGCAATGCTCATGGCACCAGTGGCTTTCCATCGAAATTGCCCTTGCCATCGGCATAATTATAGGCGGCGTCATTGCCAGGCAGATGCGGAAACCCGCGAAAATTGACGCTATTGGCGAACTTCGCCTGGCATTGCGCGAAGCTCTTGTCGCAGCCCGGCAACAAGGAAAACTGATCCCCGGCCTTGATATCGGGTATCTGCGCGTCGCGCAGGCTGAGCCGAATGGCGTTGCCAAAGCGAGCCTGGTTGAGAACGACATTGGCTCGTCCGGCATTAGCCCCGGATGTCCAGGTCAACGTACCATTATCGAACCAGTCGGCGTTTGGAGGTTGAAGCCCGGAAACAACGATCTCCCGATCCGATATGATGGTCACGGCCATTCCCGTCTGAGCCCCGCCCGCATGGCCGCAACGGTTGTCGCCGAGCTGGGCGTCGCAGAGGCGCGTGATTCGCCGGCCGCTGACCTTGTCGAGATCGACCGCGCTGCTTTTCGTTTCGGCCACGAACTTGCCGCCCGAACGCGTAATCGCACCGATGCGGGCGCTGCGCAGGAGAGTGAGTTGATCCGGCGACGCCCAATTGACGAGCCACGTTTCCACTATTGCCGCGTCGAAGGCCCCTCGCTCGATATCACTGTCAGTGATGCTTGCCGACGAAAGGGCGCCTTCGATCTCCGCGCTGTCTACCCCAAGGCCCAGTGAATTGGTCGCTTCGCTGGCGCTGAGACCGGTTTGCGGCTCGCAGACAACTCCGCTGACAGGTAACGACCGATCATGGTCCGTGAAGCCGTGTATCACACTGTCCTTTCGCCGGATGATCCAACAGAAACAATGTGTTGTGACTTCGCCTGCAAGATGTGATTCAAGTGCGGGAGGAATCGCGGTCATACCTTTACCTCGATGATCGGGATGGTCGGGATCTCGCCTGCCTTGAATGATTTGATGCTGATCGTCAGCCGGTCCGTATCGAACCGCACCGGTACGTCGAAACCGAATCCCGCCGTCACGGATGCGCCCGCAGGTGGTATTCTACCCGGCCGAAAGATAACCTTCCCGGTAATCAGCTCGACGACGAAATCCAGCGCTTCCGTCTTTTCGACACCGTTTACAGCAACCCGTACACTGCCTCCCTGTGCCTTGGTGATCAGCCGCACATAGTCGCCGTAGCGTTTGACCAGTTGGAAAACAGCATTGGTGCCGTCGCCATTCCCAAGCAACTGGTCGCCTGGTGCAACCATCTTTCCGGACCGGCACGACAGATGATCGAACGGATCACGAAAACGGAAGGCATGGAGCGAACCTCTCCGTGCTTCGAAGAAAGTCATGACGTCATCGAGATCTGCCAGTGAGCGGACACCGGTCCCTGCATCATAGTGGTGCCGGGATTGCGCCTAACGCGAATTGCGCTGTTCGAAACCAGACGTCAGCGGGACGATCTCGTTGCGCCACTCCGGCCCGCCGGTCGCGCCGAAGGAAACGCCCGCTGGAAACCGGACATCGTGAAAAGCTGTCATGATGGTCACCTTAGAACGTTCTGGCGCCCTTGCGTGCCGCGCGGGCAAGCATGCCGGTAAGCTGAGCCTCGGATTTGCGGAAGGATGTAGCGTCCGGTGTCGATACGTTGAAGGTAACGTGCACCGCCGAGCCGCCGCCGTGCGTGGCGACCCCAAGTCGCCCGTCTGCACCGCGCGCCAGAGGCATGATCGCCTCGGTGCCCGCTTCGCCCATCAGGCCAAGTGACCCGCCTGCGTTGAAATAGGTGGGGCTATCGACGATCCCGCCTTTCGCATGCGGCTTGGCTTTGCCCGTCAGTCCGCCCAGCATGTCGGAGAACAGGCCAGAAGCCAGATCCTGCAGCGGTTTCAGCCCTGCACTTAGGCTCATATTGGCTATGCTCATCGCCAGTTGTTTCAGAACATCGCCAAGGTCATGACCGCTCACCGCCGCGCTTTTCAGCGAGTTCGTCAGAGTGCGACCGAACAGCTCTGATTTCTTCTGCAAGGCATCGAGGGCTGCGTCGATGCCGCTGGTATCGCCTTTGACCTCAACTGTGGTTACGGAGTTGTCGCGCATACGTTTTCCTATCGTTCATCCGGAAATGCTTGCATCAACTGCTCGAGAGCAGTGCGTGTTGGGGCAACCCGGGCGCCGGACTTGTGGAAGGCAGCATTGAGTTCGCGCGGTGTCATCGCCCAAAACGCGGCGGAGGACAGCCGCAAGATGCCGAACCCCGCCGCCATCATGGCTGCCCAGGGAAATGGCTCGGGATGATCGTCGTTGATATTCATAGCCTTGATCCGGCTTGCTCCGAATTTGATTCACCAAAGGTGGCGCTCAACAACTCGCCAACGATGCGGGCAAAGCCGGTTATTCCGCCATCGGCGCGCATCTGCGCAATTGCTTCCGGCGCCAGTTCATTGCCGCCGCCGCGGAGCCCGGCAGCGATGATTTTGAGAATATCGGCCGCCGAGAGCGCGCTCGTCGAAAACCGTTTCAACAGGACGGCCAAATCTTCCGCGCCGAATGCATCTTCCAATTCCGCAAGAGCGCCCAGTGTCAGGCACAGGGTCCATTCGCGGCCATCCAGAACGGCGCTGATTTCGCCGCGATGTCGGTTCACCATCAGGCAATCTCCTTGAACGCAACGGGACCCGCGGATTCCAGCGCGATCTCGAAGGTGACCTCCCCGTTGTAGGCACCGCTATATTCAAGCGCCGTGATCTGAAACGGTCCCTGCAGCGCGCCGAAATCCGGCAATACAATCTGCCAGAGCGGGATTTCGCCATCGAAGAAAGCTTGCCGGAACAGCGCGTCCGACTGCGCATCTTTGAATATGCCGCCGCCACCGATTGATGCGCGCTGGACCGAACTGCCCCCCAGGAGCTCGCGCCAGCGACCGACCGCATCGGCGTCGGTCACATCAACTGTCTCGGTGTTGAAGGCAACGCGCTTCGACCGCAGGCCGGCACATGTCACATAGCTGCCATTGGCATCGGCAACCTTCAACAGAATATCCTTGCCTCTCTGGGCGCTCATGCGATTTCCTTTCAGATTGAATTTGAGGTCAGGCGGGGAGTTCTTCCGTCACCGCCCGGTAGCGCAGGACACCGAGATAGCCATCGCGGTTGTCCTCGGCACGCGCCTGGGAATACTGCAACGCCAGGTTGGCTACCCGGTGCCCGACAAGCGTGAGTACCGATTTGTCCAACAACCGCTCGATGATGTTCATGATCGTAAATACCGATTTTCGGCCGCTCGCCCGATTCCAGATGTTAAGCGTGAACAGATGTTCGCTGCCCCGTTCGGTCCCTGTGCTCCAATCATAGATATTGGATGCGCCGAGCGTCACGTAGGGAAACACCGCCTTCTCCGGCACACGGTCGTAGACCCGTCCCTCTATCAATTTTTCCAGCGCGCCATCCGCCCGCAGAAGTGCGAGAAGTGCCTTTTGCAATTCCAGGCCGGCACTCGTCATGGCTTGGTCTCGTTCGTAGCCTTGGGCTTACGCTTCGAATTTGCAGCTTGGTCTTTTCCAGATCTGGCATTCGCATCTTCCGCGAGCTCGATCGCTTGCCAGCGCAAAGTCTGGATCAGGTCGGCGACGGTCATCTGCATCGTGATCTTCATTGGCGCTCCTCACGCACGCGGCACACCAGATAGCGCCCGCTATCGTCGGGATCGTGCAGGGTCAGGATTTGAAAAATGCGGAGCCCCTTGCGCAGGCGCATGGTGCTGGCGATATCGCTTCGCATCCGCAGTGTGATGCGGTGCGTGACTTCTGGCAGTCCTTGCTCGCCGAGGATGCGCAGTCCCGGCTCCGTCGGTTCGATCTGCGCCCAGACGCTGGCGATCTCGACCCAGTTCTCCACGAGTTCGCCCGTGTCGTCGGCAGTGACTATGGATTTCTCCAGCAAAAGCTCGCGGGACAGACTGCCCGGATCAAGGAAGAGCGCCGGCATCATAGCGATACCCTGCGCCAAAGCCCGATCGCCCGTTCAAAAGCCGGCGGATATGAGACAGGCTGTTGCGCAGCGCCATAGAACCCGCGAAGCTCATACCAATGCGCAACCAGGGACAAAATTGCATGGCGCAAGGCGTCGGGAACCTCGTTTCCGGTTTCGCCGAACCCCGCAATGAAATCGATTTCCAGCCCGCCGAGCGGCTCCGCCGGCCGATTGCGCGCCGCAAGGTAAAGCCGCGCCGGCCTCGCGTAGCCACTGAGATGGAGATCGTGCCCGGCAATCGAAACCGGCATTCCATCTTCGATGTAAGCCGTTACGGCGACGACGGAACGCACCGGATATTTCGTGATCCGGACGACACCGCTTTTCGGCCAGCCATCGGCATAGAACCGCCAGGTCTGGTTGATCAGTGCTAGGCCGGTCTGCACCTCGAGCGCTTCCCGTGCAGCCCTGATAAGGCCAGTAAGCAATGCATCTTCGCTATCACTGTCGAGGCGTAAAAATTGGCGCACCTCCGCCAGCGTCACCGGCTCGGCAGCCGGCGGCTTGATCAGTGTCATGGTCATGTATGGATTCCCTATGTCAGGCTGTGTTGAAATCCGAGCTTTTGATTTGCCGATGCCGGCGGAATGTCATTGCGCCCTCTGTAGCGCCCCGCGTTCGCGATCCTGTTCAAACCGGTTCAACCGGCCAGTCGACGTTTCGCCATCACCCACTCGGCAGACTGGCGCAACTTTGCAATTCCTCGTCAGGCTCCTGCGCCGACCTTGCGACCATTCGGGAATGGATGTTCGCCCCGTAGCCGAGCTGCAGGGCTGCGAGCATGGTTTCCGCAACTTTCGCATAAGCGCGCGGCCCTGGCGTCTCGATGACAAGCCCGTAATTTCCGCCTGACCCATCGGTCGAGAAACCGAGCCCGGCGAGCGCGCGCAAGCCGTGCATACTCATGCGAAAGGAGCCGGGTTCACCCTCCTTCGGACCGTAATATCCCGACGACGCCTCGCACTGCGCCTTGCTGTCATTCTCGACGAAGCGGCACTGAACATAGCGCTGCCCTTGCAGATCAATGATAAGATAACGATCAAGCGGCCGTAGCCTCGCGAGAGCACCCGTGTGAATACGCGCCAATCTTGCCACTACCGGACAGCGGTAAGCCTCGATGAACGTGTCAAGTGCGTCTGCCGCAGTCGACTCAGTCGCGCCAGACATATCGGGCGCCACCACCCTGCCGACAGCCATGATGAGTACCGCTGCCATCGCAGCCGCACGCATCGACGCCAGTACAGTCAAGAATGTCCTGTTCATATTTGGTATTAACCGGGCGCGCAGAAACCCTGCATGCCAGGAATCTATTCTTCCACCCAATCCGGATCAATTCGACGATAGGTGTAAGCGTCCTCGACTTCACTAAAGCTTCAAACAAGAGTCCTCAGGTTTGATGCAACACTTCCGATTTCCATCCAATCCCATCTTATCCTCAGTCATCGGCAGATATCGTGCAAGATCGTCGACAGGTTTGTGATCTGACACCATTTTTGCAATTTGGGAAACATAGCCGTCATATTCGTCCTGAGCTGCAACAACATCCTTTATGCCAATTGGATCCCACTCCTGAAGGAGCATACGCCTGATAGATTTCTCTAGCGCATCATTCATGTTGATTTCCTGTCCTTAAAATTTACTGGCCCCAAACCGTAATTACCCAATGGGATCAGGCCGCGAACTTCAACAGTTTGATCGCATCGAAGTCCTGCACGCCGCCGCCGACACGTTTGGTCGTGTAAAACAGCACATAAGGTTTGGCAGAGTAAGGATCGCGCAGCACACGCACGTCCAATTACAAGTGATAGCAGGCTTGAATCCGGTTGCCAAAAATCGAAAAAGCTTGTTCACCTCGGAGATAGAAGCTTATCGCGATCGATATTGGTCTCAGGGATGTCCACCTTATTGGTGTAACAATAAGCTTTATTCGGTTCTCAGCTTAATGAATATATCGGCTCTCTTTTCAATCGCAGCTAAATATTGCGGGTGTTTGCCAACATCGTACAGATAGAGAAGATATGCGAAGTCGGGGAATGCTTCTTCTTCCAATGTTTCTTGCCCAAATATATTTGTTTTTAGTAACACACTCTCGTCATCCGATATGTAGTAAATAAATCCCTTTGGATTCTCCATTACATTCATGCTAACATACCCAGCATTCCTATACATGATCTTACAAACAGCATCTATCAGATCATCTAATCCATTATCAGTAAATTGCGCATCCTTTTTTCTGTTTTGTATTCCAAATAATATATGATTTTTGGCAATCATTTTTAGTCCCCCTTGTGTTTAGTTCCGTGCTGATCACCTTTTTTACTAGAGCCAAGTCCCTTCATGATTGCCTCCGAAATCTCCTTATTGAGGTGCTGATGACCGCCATCGCCATGGGGATCGAAGTCAAATCGCAGGCGATCCCGCTACGAAGCGGCTATTCTCTTGTTAATATTCTTCGAGAGAGTTTTCTCATCCACGTTATAATAAGTGATACGCAGAGCATCCTCGTTCTGTTCCAGGCCGCACCTGCGAACGGTCCTCAGTTATCATTCCAATACGACACCAAAACCCTCAAGAAGTTGCCAAACACTGCCGCTATAGCGTTTCCAGTCTCGGCGCGACCCGAAAAGTCTTCAGGACCTTGCCTCACGAAGGCGTCGTTGAAACTCAGCCATTGCGCCGGGGTCATGGTCAATGAGCCTGTCAAGCAGATCATCTTTGTCGGCGGCCCAATGAACAAAAATATCACCGCCACTTCCTGATCGTCTCAGAACAAATCCATCAACGCTCGGGTCAACGATTTCACATTCATCTTCTGCGACCACACCAAGTCCGTCATGGCCTTGGTACAGGACGACAAGATGCATCCGCTGTCCATGTCTTTTCAAGGCTGGATTATTGGCCCAATAGAATGCATAGACCTCCAACGGCTGTTCTTGATCAAACTCACGCAACATCATGATATTAGTCCTTGTTTTTTAATTTTATGTCATAGGCTTTGCCAGTGTAGAAATTAAACTGATAGTGAACCTCAAGAACTTTCCCATCCGGTTTTCTATGTGTCACGTACATTTTTTGCCATCCATTTTCCACCGGAAAACGTGGATCGTTGTTAAGTCCGTTCAGGAGTTTGCCGGCGCCTGGATCACGTATAACTTCGTTCCATAATACCTGCTCTTCAAGATTGCGGGGTTCCGTTGCTTCATAAGGTTTAGCCGTCGAAACCTTATCATAATCGATCTTGTGGCCCGGAACCGGCGGGGGCAGAGTCGGCCTTGGCTCGGCAAGCGGCGAGTCCAGCAGGCCACCATACCGGCCCCGCTGTCCACTGTTTGACGGATTGTTCAGCGGCGGACCGCCATTTTGCCCCAACCAATTGCCGCTCAGTTCCCGTTCTCGATAGTCCGCTTGGCGCGCAACGCTCTCATTATAGCGGATGAGCCCTTCCACACTGTCATAAAGTCCCGGTTGCGGTTTCCACCCGGCATCACGTTGCTGAACCCTCCGGACAGCCTCGTCGGCACGTATCCTTGACGTCTCAATCCGCAGTTCCTGCTCAGGGGTCACTTCCTGCGCCCGCCCGGCAATGGTACGGATCGTCGGTCCACCGCCACGACGCCCGCCACCCGACTGCGCCAACTGCACTGGCGTTCCATCCGGTGCTTTCGGGCCAGTACCAGGCGTCTTGGCCAGCGCTACACCACCGACGAAGCGGCCATGACCGGAGACGATGCGCGTCCCGCTTGCCGGCTTGCTGGCAGTTCCCCACCTGCGATCAAACGCCTCTTGTGTAAGCGGCTTGCCGCTCCCGCCGCCCCCGCCATTGGTCCATTGCCCGCCATCGGAATTGCCGGCGGGTACACGCGGCTGGTCCGGATTGTATTTTCTGATCCAGATCTGGAAAGGTTCGTAGAGTAATGAGCGGCTTTTCAGTTCACTGTTCTCTTGGGCCAGGCTCGCCAGCCAAAGGAGGTTATGTTCCCGTAGCGGACTGCGCTTCAGCGCCTCGATCAGCACCTCGTTGGCCTTGATGTTCCAGAGTATTTTCAGCTCATGCGAATTGAATGGCGCCGACATGAATGTGCGCTCCGGAAATGGCTGGATCGGGTGAATTGAGCAAGTCGACAAAGGCCGTAAGGCGCGTGGACGTTGGGGCCAGGACGAGCCGAAAATGGTGGTTTTCGAGACCGGAGCACCGTGTGCATGCTCGTCCATGAGCACCGGACCACGCAGGCCGTCCTGGCCCCAACGGGATCAGGCCGCGAACTTCAACAGTTTGATCGCATCAAAATCCTGCACGCCGCCGCCGACACGTTTGGTCGTGTAAAACAGCACGTAAGGTTTGGCAGAGTAAGGATCGCGCAGCACACGCACGTCCAATTACAAGTGATAGCAGGCTTGAATCCGGTTGCCAAAAATCGAAAAAGCTTGTTCACCTCGGAGATAGAAGCTTATCGCGATCGATATTGGTCTCAGGGATGATGTCCACCTTATTGGTGTAACAATAAGCTTTATTCGGTTCTCAGCTTAATGAATATATCGGGTCTCTTTTCAATCGCAGCTAAATATTGTGGGTGTTTGCCTACATCGTACAGATAGAGAAGATATGCGAAGTCAGGGAATTCTTCTTCTTCCAATGTTTCTTGCCCAAATATATTTGTTTTCAGCAACACACTCGCGTCATCTGATATGTAGTAAATAAATCCCTCTGGACTCTCCATTTCATTTATACCAACATGCCCAGCATTCCTATACATGATCTTATCAACAGCGTCTATCAGATCATATAATTCATTATCAGTAAATTGCGCATCCTTTTTTCTGTTTTGTATTCCAAATAGTATATGATTTTTGGCAATCATTTTTGATCCCCGTTGTGTCTAATGAATTTGATAAAATCCTGCAGCGTCGCAAATTCTCCCCGCTCTCTGATATCTTCCCTCGACCTGTATACCATGAAACTGACGTCGCGTCCGGTCTGGGCCTCCATCGTGTCTCTTAGCCTCAAAAGACCAAGCCGCTCAAGTGTCTCTGGCTCGTATATCGGCTCTGTTCGCGTTCTGCCTTCCCGCAGCGTTATTCTTGCATCCTCCGCCCGTCTGAACAACGTTTCGCTGGCAATCGCCACATCAAGATCACTTCGTTCAGCACCATCGTGAAGCGCTCGTGACGTGAAGCTTCTGCCGGTAACCGCACTGCCGCGCAGATGGATGCTCGCATCCCTTATTCCGGTTTCGGCCAGCCGGTTGCGTACTGCAGAGCCAAAAGCAGTGCATTGCTCCTGATCCACAAAGCCATAGGGAATGAAGCTACCGCGAATATTCACACCTTGATTGAGCTCGGCCAGTCGCTCATTCGCTTCGCGCCTGATACTTTCATTGGCTGCAATTTCGCTTTCGACATCCTCATAAAGGCGAGCTTGTGGGCGCCAGTTCGGATCACGTTGCTGCACAGTTCGAGTCGCTGCGTCCGCACCGTCTTGTGCCCGGGTAAGCCGGAGCTCCTGTTTTGGGGTTATCTCTTGAGCGCGACCGGCAATGGTACGGATCGTCGGTCCACCGCCACGACGACCGCCGCCCCGGCTTTGCGCTAAAGTGGCCGGCGTTCCATCCGGTGCCTTGGGGCCAGTTTCTGGTTTGGGTCCAGCCGCCACCGCACCGCCCCACCGCCCATGGCCGGAGGCGGGTTGCGCACCACCTGTCACTCCGCCGCCCCCGTCATCGGTCCACTGCCCGCCGTCGGAACTGCCGGCGGGTACACGCGGCTGGTCCGGATTGTGTTTTCTGACCCAGATCTGGAAAGGTTCGTAGAGTAACGAGCGGCTTTTCAGTTCACAGTTCTCTTGGGCCAGGCTCGCCAGCCAAAGGAGGTTATGTTCCCGGGGCGGACTGCGCTTCAGCGCCTCGATCAGCACCTCGTTGGCCTTGATGTTCCAGAGTATTCTCAGCTGATGCGAATTGAATGGCGCCGACATGAATGTGCGCTCCGGAAACGACGGGATTGGGTGAAATGAGCAATTCGACGAAGGTCTTAAGGCGCGGGGACGTTGGGGCCAGGACGAGCCGAAAATGGTGGTTTTCGAGACCGGAGCACCGTGTGCATGCTCGTCCATGAGCATCGGACCACGCAGGCCGTCCTGGCCCCAACGGATCAGGCCGCGAACTTCAACAGTTTGATCGCATCAAAATCCTGCACGCCGCCGCCGACACGTTTGGTCGTGTAGAACAAAACGTAAGGCTTGGCGGAATAAGGATCGCGGAGCACACGCACGCCGGTACGGTCTACCACCAGATAGCCCCTCGCGAAATCACCAAAGGCGATCGGCGTCGCCTTGTCGGCGATATCCGGCATATCCTCCGCCTCGACAAGTCCGAAGCCGAGCAGCGAGGCCTGGGAGCCGGGCGTTGCGGGCGGCGTCCAGAGATAATTGCCGTCCCTGTCCTTGAGCTTGCGGATTTCGGCCTGCGTCTTGCGGTTCATCACCCAGTTGGCGTTCTGGCGGTATCCGGCCTTCAGCGCGTAGATCGTATCGAGCAGAATGTCGGAAGCATCGGCGGCGGGAAACTTGCCGGCAACGCCCGTCGAAAGCGAGCCGAGCTTGCCCCATGACCAGGCGCTTTCCGCCACGACGTCATAAGTCAGGAAACCGCGCGGCTTGTTGATGCCATCGCCGCTGATGAAGGCTTTGCCCTCCTGTTCGGCAAAGGCAGTCTCTACTTCCGTCGATATCCATTGCTCTACGTCGACCGCCCCGTCGTCAAGCAAAGATGATGTCGCCGCCGGCATGGCGTAGAGTTCCATGGTGGGAAACTGCAGCTCTGCCAGTTTCGAGCCTTCCGTCTGCGGGCGAATATCCGTTTCGCTGACCCAGCCAACCGAAGGTCCCTTGATCGAGTAAGGCTTCTTCAGCACCGAACCCGACACCTGCCGCACGGAAGCAATATTGCGGATTGGCGAGATTTGCGCCAAACGCGCGCCAATTTCGGTTTCGAGCTCCGGCGGCACCAGGTAGCCGCCATCGCTTGCCGAACCGATCGTATGCGCCTTAGTTTCGATGACACGCAGAGCGCTTTCATCGCCGCGCCGCACATAGATTTCAAAGGCATTCTTGTGCTCGGGCGAAGACACTTGGCGAACACCGCCATCCAGCGCAGGGCGGGCCTGTTTCAATTCCAGGCGATCCAGGGCGCGCTTTTGCGCGTCCATTTCAGTGTCCAGGCGTTGCAACTTCTCGGTCGTCAGAACATCGACGCTCCTGCCTTTCTCGATGTCGCCGAGGCGAAGGTCGTTCGTGGCTTTGTATTCGTAAAATATGCGGGAAAATTCGTCAAAACTCTCAGGGTTGCCTAGTACCTTGGTCTCCAGCATCGGTTCGTGCAGAGGGTCATGTCCGTTCATTGCTTTTCCTTTGGTTGTTAAATTGAATTGTTAGAAAAATGCGCGAAAGCGGTTCTCCCGCGCCGCTCGAAGCTGCGAAGGGGGTATACGCCGGCGAGACTTCCTGTTTTTTGCGGTGAAGCGTTGCTCAGATCCGGCCCCACCCTTGCGGATGGCAGCATCGGGGAAAGGTGACGGCGGAGATTTCCCTTGAGATCGCCTCGTGGATATGCCTGATACCGCTCGTGCCCGGCTTTGGCCTTGATCGTCTTGAAGCCGATGGAAAGGCCATCGACGGCGCCGGAGCGCATCAGCTCCAGCACTTCAGAAGCCTTGGCAACGCCCTTGGCCAACTTGCCCTCGACATAGAGCCCGCGCTTGTCCTCGCGAACTACCGTCCACGGGGACTGGCGGGTATTCGCTTTCAGGCAAGCGGGTCTGTTGCTGCCTTCTGATAGTGTTTCATGGCGTCACGCGTCGATTTCCTCACCTTCATCGAACAGGTCGATGCGGCGGACAATTTCCCCGAGGAACCAACGTAAACCGTCATCGCTATCAAAAAAGGAATTGGAGCCGCCAGCGCGCCAAATTCTGTCTAATTCGTCTGGGTTGTGCACATTTTCAAGGACGTCAAGGATGAAGTGTTTTACCACTTGCCGCTGTTCCGCATTGATGTGTTTGAGCGCAAAACCAAACTCGTCCGTCACCTCGGGATATGCATCGAGTATTTGCGGGTCAAAGTTTATGCATAGTTCCGGAAACTCGGGCGGTATTTTCATGACGTCAACTCCGGCCTTCTTCATTGCATGGCATGGCTGTTTTTACGCGATCGCCTCGTTTCGATCTGGTGTCATGGGCGATAATCAAGCGCACTGCAAAAGTCGTGCGCATATAGGGATAGCCATCGCCTTTCGGACGATAAGCCTCCCTTCCACGACTTCGCTTCGCGCTGGGTTAACTATGGCTCGATAATGGTGATTTTCGGCAAGTCTTCACATATTACATCGACGATATCATGGGACGATAATATTATCATATGCCTGACGTCGCCTATTATGCCCGCATCATAGGTTTCAGAATTCAACCATTTTACATAATTTGATCTTTTGCATTCAATAATGCGATTGCCTAATAGCCCGACTTCGTCCAACTCATTTATCAATAATAACCTATTGCTTTCTTCGCTCTTCCTGTACGATTTCACCCATTCCGGCCATTTTATTTGATAAATATTTCCATATTCATTTTCCATTAAAATGCAGAATCCATTTTCACTAACGCTTATTTCTTTTAGGTAGAAAGATTCTTTGTATATCATCCCATCTATTGTGTTATATTCTTGCTCATCATTACTCATATCTCACCTTTATATATTTATTATGGATCTGAAACTCCAGCGTAGGGCGGCCGCCGTCGCTCTTTGTACGAACAATGATCCTCGGGGTTGCCCCGGCAACCGGCGGTATGAGGGGGAGCTTGTCCTCAAGGCCCGACGGCGGAGTTGATAGTGACGGCTCCGCAAGCGGCGAGTCCAGCAGGCCACCATACCGGCCCTGCTGTCCACTGTTGGACGGATTGTCCAGCGGCGGACCACCATTTTGCCCCAACCAGTTGCCGCTCAGTTCCCGCTCTCGATATTCCGCTTGGCGCGCAACGCTCTCGTGATAGCGAATGAGCCCTTCCGCAGTGTCGTAAAGTCCCGGTTGCGGTTTCCACCCGGCATCACGTTGCTGAACCCTCCGGACAGCCTCGTCGGCACGTATCCTTGACGTCTCGATCCGCAGTTCCTGCTCAGGGGTCACTTCCTGCTCCCGCCCGGCTATGATGCGGATGTTTGGGCCACTTCCGCGACGCCCGCCACCCGACTGCGCCAACTGCACTGGCGTTCCATCTGGTGTTTTCGGGCCAGTACCAGGCCTGTTGGCCAGCGCTGCACCACCGCCGAAGCGGCCATGACCGGAGACAATGGAATAGTCCTTGTCCGGCATGGCATCGGCAGGCAGGCTCTTCACCTGTCTCACCCTTGCCGATGGCAGCATCGGAAAGGTGACGACGGAGCGCACCAGCTCCAATGCTTCGGCGCCAAACGATACGGATACTCCGAAGCGCCACGTTCACGAAGGCGTTTCTATAGGAACCTTTGCTTCCTCTACGCCGAAAATTCCACAAAACAGTCATATTTTTCAAGATCGACCATTACACCGAATTTCTCGAATATTCTTTTGTTCTTTTCTTCGTCGATCTGGTATACATAAAACACGAGCGGATCATCTTCCGGTCTACCGAATAATTCGTGAAAAAATTTAACATCGTCATGCATAAATTCTATTGTATTGATGTGGCCGTCGCCTACTTTTTCGAACAGAGTTATTTCTCTTGGCATACACATCCCTCGTCTCGCGGCTAAGTATGCTTAAGCACTATCGACTTTTCGGTCTTTCTTCCTTTGTCGGCCGGCTTTGTCTGTCTCCCCGTTTTCGGATCGTACTCACCCAGATGTTTACCCTTCTTGTCCCACTTCTCAAGCCTTCCATGCTGATAATCCCATTCATAGATGTTCCCGTTTTGATCTACCCATCGTTTTCTGATGCCACGTCGCTTTGCGGCGTCAACCCCGGAATTCCCCCTATCCCATCGGCTGACTTCGGTGCTGGATGATACTTATGATCAGGGTTCTTTCGTCCCTCGCTCAGTACCACATTATCCATGCCGCCGGCATGGAGCATATCGGCGGCATGGGCTAACGCATCCTCTTCCATCGGCTCGCCGTTCAATGTGCCGGTGTCCAATTCAAGCGTGCCGCTTGCGCCCGGGCTCAGCTTGAACGCAACCGTGTCGCCATCTGGCGTCTCGATCGCGATATCCCTGGAAAAGCTGTCACTGTGGCCGGTAAGACGTACCGACGAGCCATCCGGCGCGTTGAACGTCTGGTCGATCGCGCCTCCGCCTGCCGGGCTCGTCATGGCGAAATAGAATCCGGCTGTTCCAAGGGCAGTTCGCAAGGCCCCACGTGCAGCAGCCGCTGCAGCCACTTTGCCGAGCTTCAGGAGTTCGGCGCGCCCCGGCATGCGAGCTGATTCGCCCACCTGCCCGACGGTAGCAGATGCACCCGCTGCAAGCGGCTTCTTGATCGCGCCCCTCGCAGCAGCATCAACTCCGGTGCGGGTATTGCCGCCTGTTCCACCTGCATTCCACCTGCGATCGAACGCCTCTTGCGTAAGCGGCTTGCCGCTCCCGCCACCGCCATCAGTCCATTGCCCGCCATCGGCGTTTCCCGCTGAAACACGCGGCTGGTGCGGATTGTATTTTCTGACCCAGATCTGGAAAGGCTCATAGAGCGTCGAGTGGCTTTT